GCTGGGTCGCGTTCGGGTGACCGATGGAGTGGGCGCTTGTTGGTTGTGTATTGGTTGTTTTGCATGGTTTTTTCGTCCTGTGGTGCTTCTCTCGACTTGAGGCATCCGTTTGGAACGGGCTTGACGATCTTGACTCTAAGATTGCCGAGGCCATTCGGTCCCTGATCGAACAAGCCGGCGGCGATTTTGAGCCCGTCAACCCCGTGCAACAGGCAATCGCCCATTTCATCACCGACCGGATCAATCAGGGACCGATTGAAGCCACCGTCAGAGAAATCGGCCAAGACGGGAAGTTCATTTCGCCAAAGTGATAATTTATTAGCGAGTTTTTTTACACCCCCATTCAATGCCGCGCCGGAGAAAGAAGCGAGTCTATCGCCGGAAGACATTCTCCCTGTTATCCGCGCTTGAGGCGCTGACGTATGCGAGCATCCTCAGCGTGGGAATTACGGGCGGATCATTATACTCATTCATCACGGGCGCAACTGACTTGTCAATGGGAAGAACTGCGGGCAATCTTGGAGCCGGTGCGCTTGACACGGCTCGCGGAACTCAACAATTGCAGATTACCGGCCAAGGCCAAATTTCCATCGGGGATTTGATGACAGAGCCAAGCCTTGCGCTCGATCAAATGGCATCCAACTTCCAAACGAACCTAATCCCAATGAGTCTTGCTGCCTTCACCACGTCGGTCGGATTTTCTGTCGGGCGCAAGATTTTGAGGCGTCCATTGTCGTCTATCACGCGAAATATCCTTCACCCCGTCTTTGGAAAAACTGTGAGAATGTGAGCGCATGGCAAACGTGGACACATACGGCTCTCTGATCTCCCTTGACGGGCGGACCATTCCCCTTCTGAATACGGCCACGACCGAGGCAACTCAAGACGAGGTTCAAACAAACTCGACATGGACCGGGGCTCAACAGAATATCGGAACGTATGCGGATCAAATGGGAAATTTCGTTTTGGGATCGGGAGTTTGGAAGTGTGAAACGGGAGCCTCATGGAATTACATACGCTCGGCAGGGAAAGTGAAATGCGTTCTCCCGATGTGCTCCAATAAGGCTGGCGGCGCTCATGGGGTCCCGGCTGCGGTTCCCTATCCAAAGAAATTGGAAAGCGGCGATAGTTTGGAAGTTATGGCAGAAACAACCTCAACGAGATCATTCTCCCTCTCGGTTGCCTGTTCAAATGCCGAATACCACGTCTTTGAATATACCGTCAGTGGCGCGAGTTCCGGCCAAGGCCACGAATTACTTTCAGTGGTCACCGGGCAGGGAATTGGAACCGTTTTGCAGGGACGCATAATCACTCATTGGTATGCAACCAACGGAGCGAACGCATCTCAACTCACATCTGACGTGATGCTTCTTGATGGATCGGGCGTAGCGGTGGGTTCGATCTCTCCGGTCTCCTTCGCCGGATCAGCGCCTATCCTGTGGCAAGTCGTTGGACGTAGGGGCGTCCCTGTTCATCTAAACTCTAAGGCGGTTTTCACCACTAATGCGTGAGGGGTGAATATGGCCATATCAAAACGTGCTAAGGCTCGCTTCCGGATCATGTCCGCTTCTGAAAAGGCGGCTATCAGAAAGGCGGCCAAGACCCTTTTTGATGCTGAATTAATGGGAGCAAAGCGTATGCGTGAGGTTGTTCGTTGGTCAGAGAAGCGGTGAGCGAATGCACGGCAAGAGAGTATGGGCCAAATCCAAAATCCCGGCGGGCGCTGACAACGGGAGAAACTTCCCAATAATTTCGGTTGCCGAGGGTCGTAAACTCACGATCTCGGTCCTGTCATATTGGGGCGGTGACTCAAGCGAGTATTACTCACTCAATGCAGTTCCGGCAGGGTTGCCAACCAACAACGCCACAATGGACGGTGACGTTGGTTCGGCCAATATCATTTTCAAAATGTCGGGCGGTTTGTTCACGGCGACCTTCCCGGCTAATGCGCTCGCATGGAATAACCTCACCGTTAGCGGCATCGGATCAATCACCATCCCCGGTCCATGCACGCTCTGCCTATGCACGGCAGGGACTTCTTCACCCGCCGTGGCTCTCAAGGCTGTTCTAATCGGTATTGACGAGGCTTTGTGATGCCAAGGCTCCCCGTGGACGGGGTCAAGGTTCAAGAGATCAGAATTACCCTTGGCGGGAAAGAAAGGCAACTCGTAGAAACGGCCTTGACCGCCTATTCTGTAAACAGAATCGCAACCCCCGTTGTGACCCTCATGACGGACCGTGAGTTTCTGATCCTGTTAGGTGCGGTGGTTGCCATTTGGCTTCCCGATTGGTTGCCAATTGAATGGCCGGAAGTCACCAAAGGGAAGTCCTACGCATGGATCAAAGATTGGTTAGAAATCCAAAATCTCGCCGGGGCTTTTGGGGGTGCGGTCTTGGGTTCGCCGCTTGGCCCGGTTGGAATTATACTCGGCGCGACGTTAGGGGCGGCGGGAGTAGAAGTCGGAGAGGATATCTATTCAGAGATCACCGAAAGCGGGAATTTGGCTATCACGGCGGGATTGATCGCCGTTTCTTCACTCCTTTCGGAACTTGGGATCGACACGTGAGAACTTGAGCATTGGAAGGGGCCAACAATCCACGCAAGCACCCTTCCCTATCGAATGACACACGGAGGGGTGTTGAGAGGCTTAGAAACGCTCTAACGGCCCATTTCCCGGAGGATTCGCTTCAACAGTGAAGGTCTTGGCTTTTCGGCCTTGGCCGGTTTTGCATTTCCCTTCAAATCCAACTCTGCGAGGGGCTTGGCGAAGCGGTTGGATTCCTCCGCCTTAGTGAGAAGCCATTCAAGGACGGACGGCTCAAGTTCAATGCTGTTGAGGTTCCCGTCCTGATCCCGATTCAACAATTCGGGAATGCACATTCGCTCAGGGAGTTCAAGGTCAGAATAAGGCGCCCCGTCGAGGCGGCGCAACTCAAGATAGTGGACGTGCTTTCGGGCTTGGTCAAGAATGTAGTATGGCGGCGCTCCATCGGGCCAACACTTGAGGCAAATCTGATGCGGCGTAGGTTCGCAGAACGGACGACAATCTTTCCATTTTGTCGGGTCATGGTCGGTGTGGTCTTGCATGTCTTCCCGGTAATACAAGATCAAACATTCGCGGACAAACTTTGAGAAGTTCTTCCCCTCTCGCTTCATCCTTGCTTCAAGGGCGGCGCATTCCTCATCCATGCTAATGCTTGTGATATGACTCATACAACGCCCCTCAAGTCGTGCATGATCCCCGGCAACGTGACGTAGCAATCCTCGGAGTTAATTCGCGCAAGGTGGGCAAGAGTGAGAGGCTTGTGATCCAAGTCCCAAACGGTCTTGCAGAAACGGCATTGAACTTTCACTCACTCACCTTCTTCATTTCGATAATCTCGACCAAGGCCGAAATGCAAGTCGAGGCTTTCGCTTGGGCTTCTTCTTGGGTGGCATATCTGCCCACGGGCCGCCATCCTCCGACGATCACCACGAAGGGCTTCGCCTCAAGGGTTGCCGGGTCAATTTCGGTCTTGCCCAATTCATCAATATTCTTCGTCATCATCATCACCTTCAAGGAACTCGATTATCTCAGCGTAGCGGTCGGAAATCTCAACCATTTGCCTCTCTGACTCCGCTTCTTCCGCTTCCCGATTTTCCCATATTTCTTCATCGCGGAGCGAATCCACGGCATCTTGGATCAACTGTTGAATGACGGCGGGCTCCAAGGCGTCGAGTTCCCACGCTTCCCTCGTCCCGTAGCGGTCAACGTAGGCTCGATATCGTGAACTCGTTTCTTTGGCGAAGGAGGGGGGCGGTTGGTATTGGTTGATTTGATCCATAGTCAGTCCGATGCGGCGAACTTCAAAGTTCTCAACACCGAAGACCCGTAGGGTTTCAGCGACCTTCTCCGGCATATGCATTCCTTCGGGGTCGTGATCGGCGAGGTATAGGATGACGACCTTCTGAGGGTTCTTATTCCTGTGCCACGAAGGCGGATTGTTGAAGTTTTGAATCCGGCGCGCCGCCTCTTTGAGGCTCGTTGTTGAGGGATATCCGATAGTCGGGAAATAGGCTATTCGGTTCTCTCCGGTTGTCGGTCCTATAACTCCGGTCAAGGCGTTCTTTTCGATCCAGACTTCCGGGCGAATGGGTTGATCGTCCCATAGGTCTTCTTCGTAGGAATACCGAGCCGTATCAATGGCGGATTCCGGGCTTCGCCAATTGCGACGGGCGTATAATGAGCGAGTTCTATCCTCGACATTATCCCAATCAATCAATCCCCCCATACGCCCGTTTCGGACGATATCGCCGAGGCGTTTGTAATTGTTATTTGTGTTGTCATAGAGATCACGGGCCACAAATTGATAATGCAACTGCCGAAGTGTTAGGGCGGTTCCGTATTCGTCCATTATTGCGTTCGCTTGATCTATGACGCGGCGGGTCTTCGCCGCGAATCTCCTTAGTTCATATTCGGTCTTGGCCATCTTTTCACATTCCGGCGCATGGTTCGCGCTGACCCGCCGACATGAGCCCAACATATAATATTTCCATAATCTCTCTATCTATTATCGAACTAATAACACTACTACTACTACTACACGATCTAAAAGCGGCCTTGGCGGCTTTGAGGTATGGTTTAGGGCTGGGTCGCGTTCGGGTGACCGATGGAGTGGGCGCTTGTTGGTTGTGTATTGGTTGTTTTGCATGGTTTTTTCGTCCTGTGGTGCTTCTC